AGCGGGAAAGAGTAAGAAGAAAAAGAAAAAGGGTAAAGGATAATATGGAAAATACAAAATTGAATATGATGGAATCAATTGGCGTACCAAATAATGAAAAAATTTGGCAGTATATTGTAGATGCAGATGCAAAAGTGCTTGATGCGTTTAATAGCGGGAAGTCTTCCGCCGTGACAATTGTTTTTAACGATTGTACGGTTATTACCTCTGCTTTTGTTTTTAATGGAGATAAATATAATGTTGGTAGCCGGGGACCGCAAACGATTATTATTAAAGGAGATATAACCAGAATACACGAATCTATGCTTAACTAGTGTCTATCATAGATAGGCATTTTATTATACAAAAAAAGTCGAGCCGGATTTACGGGGAGGAGCTGACAACGTGACCTGTTGAAAGCCGGACGGATGCGAGGGTCATAAAATATATCTTGCTGAACCGTCGTATCTAGTGACTACTAGCGGCTTTTTATTATACGGATAAGGGGGAATGAGAAATATGCAAAGCAAAAAAGAATTACAAGAAGAAAACGAGGCATTGATTAAGAAAAATGAAGGATATATGAGGGATATATCTATATTAGAAAGGGAAAAACTTAGGATAATAGAAAAATGCGATAAACTTTCGCATGAATTAGATAATGAGAAATCCGGACATATAAGACACGAAAAATTAAAGCAAGATGCCGAAGCAGAAGTAAGAGAACTTAAAAAAGAACTTTCTCATCTAACCGATGTCAGAAATATTTTATCTGAATTAAAGAAAAGTATAGGAACATCGAATCTAATACTTGAAGATAGAAATAATCAGTTTTTAGGAGAAATTGAGAAATTAAAATCAGAAAATGAATATTTAAAGTCTGAATTTAATAAAACAGAATATCTAAAAGGCAAAGTGGATGCTTACGAAAGAATGTCGATATTTAATTCTATACCGCAATATCAAAATAATGACATGATATTGCGTAATGATGAAAAGGAGAGTATATGATATTAATATTACTTTCAGCAATTATAATGATTGGAATTTTTAGTGTGGGTATACTATTGTTTGGCGCAGTGTTTATTGTGATGCGTCAAGAAGTTGTTGAAAGCATAAAGAAAAGAGATTATAAGGAATCAATAATGGTTGCATTAATATCCATCATAGCGATTGCGCTTTTCATATTATCCGCTTATGGATTATATTCAATTTTAATATGTACTTAAAAGAAATGCTTGATTTATGCAGTTTATAAAGAATGTTTGTCACTAATGTGTCACTAATAATCATATTAAAGGAGAGAAAAATGGAAAAAGAGGTTAAGCTTCTTTCAATAAGGGAATATAGGCAAAGGGTATTTGATGAGATTCAAAATGCGGAAGAATGGATAAAAAAGATATGTGATGGATATGAGAAAACGATAATATGTTCCGATCATTACCCATTTGGGGCGGATTCCCCAATATGCATATGGATAAAACAAAATGATCATCATAAACATTATTCGTTATATAGCACGGATTGGGATTTGTTTGATATTGCTTGCTTGCCAGAAAAAACAATCACCATGTATGACAGCACAGAAGTAGACGCATTTGATTATGTCGCAAATAAATTTCTTGCAGATAGATTATGGGTAGGCAGAGGTTGTTCAATATTCGGGGTACTTGTCGAAGAGTTCTCGTATATGATGGATGACGGGAATTATGATGAATATCTGAAAGATTGTAAAAGAGAATGCTGCGACATAGAAAATATAAGATCTTTATACCATGAATCTGATCATAGTAGGATTGCACATGATGATGAATATTGCGGAAGCATATATCTGAATCTATATCTAGTAGCACGAAGATAAATATTGATATTTAAAGGCATCTCACTAAGATGCCTTTTTTCGTGCCGATGCAACTGGGTGAGTTAACATAGGCACTCCAGTTGATAAAAATATGCTGATACCGTAAAAACAGGCAGTGCGTTCGCCTTGTGAGCGAGTGGTTAGGGTTCGATTCCCTATGTCAGCTTCCAGATAAAGAACAGAGGTGATATAAATATTAACTTTTAATGATTTTGAAAAAATTTCAAGCGATACAGACCGTACTTCATTTATCAAAACCGCAATAAACGAATATATCGGATCTCCAATGTATACCGAAGCTATGGACGCCCAAGCCTATTACGCCGGCAAGAATATTGAGATATTGCGCCGGCTTACATATTTGCAAAAACACGGGCTGATTGACAGTAAGGTTAAATTCCATAAGATCTGTAGTGGATTTTTTCCCAAATTAGTGAAGCAACTATCCCAATATCTGTTGGGAAACGGCGTCACATTGCCCGAGGGCATTAAAGGAAAATTGGGATTGAGGTTTGACAGCACTTTACAAAAAATGGGAATTCAAGCTTTAGTTGATGGAGTCAATTGGGGATTTTGGAATCTGAATAAATTATATGTGTTTAGGGCTACCGAATTTGTTCCATTATTTGATGAAGGAAATGGGGATTTAAGAGCCGGTATTAGATTCTGGAGGTTGGCGCCAGATAAACCGCTCTTTGTTGAATTGTATGAGGAGAGTGGAATAACAAAATATGACGAATCTGAAAACGAGACTTTGGCTATACGGGAAGAAAAAATGCCGTATATTTACAAGATTCGCACGGATGGAATCAGTTCAGAAATAATTGATACTGAAAACTACTTAAAAATACCGATTTTTCCGCTGTGGGCTAATGAATTGAAGCGCAGCGAACTGACTCCAGGCATGAAAAGCATGGTTGATGCCTATGATTTTATTAACAGTGATCTGGCAGACAGCATAACCCTGATCGAGGGCGTCTACTGGGCGATCAAAAATTATGGCGGCGATAGCGTGCCTGAATTGATCAAGGAAATGGAAGCGTTCAGGGCAATAGTGACGGAACATGGCGACAGCAGTGGCAGTGATGCTACAAGCCACGTTATCGAGATTCCGTATCAGGCAAAACAAGCCGCATTGGATATTTATCGAAAATTGATTTATTCTGACTTTATGGGATTGGACATGGATTCCATAAAAGGTGGAACTTTGACAAATGTAGCCATAAATGTGGCAAAATCGGATCTGGATTTAAAAGCTGATTTGTTCGAGTGGCAATGTGCCGATTTCGTCCACAATTTGTTAAATTTAATAGGCGTATCGGATAAGGTGGAAGCACAATTTAAGAGACGGTCAATAACGAATGATACGGAAATGATAACGAATATTTACATGATGCGTGCAGACTTAGACCACCGGACAGCGTTGGAAATAAACCCTGTAATACCGGATATATTGGTGGATATAATATTAGATAGATTTGCAAAGGAACAGCTAGGCATAGATGAAGATGATGACGAAGAGATTAATGAAGTGATCGAGGATGAAGAAGCCGCAAATGATGGTGGTGGCTGATTATGGCAGATGCGGGAACAATAGAAACAGAGAGACGGATGAAGGCCCTTGATAAACGCTTGCAGTCGATTTATTCACAGTCATATAAAACAGCCGTTGAAAATAATAATGCCGCCATAAAAAAATTGACTTCCCTGCCCCCTGATGCGCCGATAGCCCAAAGGACGGCTTGGGCGGCACAGGTCAAGCGCACCACGAACATTATAAATAATATAGCTTCCGAGCTTGCGCAGACTGGGGAGACAGCGGCTAAAATGATTCAAGGAGAAATGACTAACATATATGGGCTGAATAATGATTATACAGGATGGACCGTCAGCAAGCAGACAGGATTGAATTTAAACTTCACCATATATGATAAGAACCAGATAGCGGCAATCATTAACAGTGAGCAGTCGCCTTTCTCCAAAATAGCATACAACAATCTGGGTAAAGATGCTCAAATAGTGCAGAGATTAGGAAATGAATTGGCAATAGCCACCGTAAATGGGGAGAGTCAACGGCAAATCATCAAACGCATACGGAATGTCACGGGGCAGAGCGTCAAGCAAGCCAGAAGGGTGGCACAAACGGAAAGAACCCGTATCCAAAGCCAAGGCAGGAATATGGGGATAAATGAAGCGCAATCTATGGGAATAGAAATGGACAAACAATGGGTGGCAAGAATGATAAACACGAGGGATTTACATATTATTGCAAATGGGGAGATTGTTGCAGCAGGGGAAGATTTTTCCATCGGCTTGGCATATCCAGGCGACCCAAAAGGGGATGCGGCAAACGTGATCAACTGCCATTGCTATGAAAAGCCTATGGTGAGATTCACCTCACCCGCACTGGCAGCGCATAGAGCTAAGTTTTCAGGCGAATCGTTTAAGGAATATCACAATCAACGAGAGGAAAAACGGAGGGAGCTGATTGAGATAACTATTCCGCCTATTGCGGATAGGTCGATGTAAAAACAATAAATTAAAATGATTTTTTAAAAACAGAGGTGATATTCATGGCTAATGGGAAAACAGCCGGATATACATTAAAAGACAACTCAAAAGAGGTTCTCAAGCAATTCGAACATAATATTCCCAGAGCATTAACGGCGATTGGAGAAGCAGCGGTTGAGGTCACGACAGACTATATGAAAAAAAGATATTACAGACCGATTTATTTGACTGGTGACCTGATCCGTGACGTAAACTATAAAGTCCATGAACGATCAGTGGATATTGGCAACTCCTTAAATTATGCGAATTGGGTTCACAATGGAACCATGAAAATGGCAGCAAGACCATATCTTAAAGACGCCATCCTAGAAAACCGTAAAATATGGGAAGAAGTATCTTCGGAAAACCTTTCGAAGGGGTTTAAGTAAGAGTTAATAGAAAGACTGTTGAAACAAGGGCTTTTAAGCGAATTTGTAACTAGCTTGTCGCTAGTCGCATAGCAATAAGAAAGGAGTAGTGGTCATGTGAATATTATTATAACCACGGATGATGAGGAAGTGATTGCTTGCCTAAATGATGATGATGATCTTGTAATATTAAAAGATGGGTATAAAGCCTATAGAGATGATAATCCTAAATTTTTAGACGTCATTGGGTTAAATAATTCTTTTATATATTATTCCGATGGGGAAAGCCCTGTCATCATTCGAGACAAAATTTTTTAATGATTTAAGAAAGGATGGCGATATTTTGTATTACATTTATCCAGATATCAAAACGGAATCAGATAAGATGATGGCACGAGAAGCAAAGCTATCCGAAGCGATCAAGATATATGACCCGACCGGGAAAAAAGAAGATATTCCGGAAGAAGCACAATACTTATATGATCAGCTAGACGCCATATCCAATCAAAGAAAGGCGCTGGACTTGTCATTATGCATCCCTATCCCGGTTTCAGTCATAGAAAAAGCAAAATCAGGAGCATACGAGGGCAAGACCATCAAGGAAGTGGTAAGGGATATATACGACTCAATAAGTTTAAACAATATAGAAAACCAGATCTTATCAAAAATAAAATGAAAATTCAGCTTTTAAAGATGCTCAAATGAGTGTCTTTTTTATTATATAAAAATCTCCTAGTGTAGAGTCACTATAAAAGCTATCGGAGAAATTGTATGAAAAGTAACTCATAGACAAAACACTCTAGGATGACAACCTTAACAGTCAGAGGAGTTAAGACAATGGATATATTGCAGATAATCAAGGAAAATTTGCCTGATGGTGTGGAAATAACAGATAAAACCTTAAAGACAATAGAGAAAGAGATTAAAATCGAGCAAGGAAAAGAATTTATCCCTAAAGAGCAGTATTCAAAGAAAACGGAAAAGATTCTTGAACTGGAAGCTAATATTAGTGAATTACAAGGAAAGGCAACTGACGCAGACACTTATAAAAAGCAATATGATGATATGAAGTCTAAATATGATACCGATATTGCAATAAAGCAAAAGGAACTTGATGATCTTAAAGCGGCAAGTGAAACCGAATCAATTTTAAGAAAGAAACGTAATTTAGGTGAAAAATTGCTACTTGAAAAGCAAGTGCGAAAATGTGATATTGACGATTTCATGCTTGATATTCTTGATTACGGTGCAATGGAGTTGAATGACAAAGAAGACGACATTAAAAATAAGGATAATTACATCAAGCCATATCAAGAAAAATATGCGGCCCGTTTTGGAATAACCGAAATTAAAGGGGTACAAGTGGCGACGCCGCCAGCAGGTACAAACGGCGAGAAAAACCCTTGGTTGAAAGAAAATCGCAACCTTGAGGAGCAGATACGTATTTACAAGGAAGACCCTGCAAAAGCTACTGCAATGGCAAAAGCAGCAGGAGTAAATTTATAATTAAAGGAGATTAAAATATTATGGCAACAAGAATAGCAGATATTATTGAACCAAAAGTCTTTGCGGCTTATTTACGTGAAGCAATTATTGAGAAATCCGCATTGATTAACAGTGGATTGATTACACAAAACGAAAAATTAAACGAACTTGTTTCAGGCGGGGGAAGAACTATAAATCTTCCATTCTGGAAAAGAATCAGTGGTGATTCCGAAATCTTAAGTGATGTCAACCCGTTAACGCCTGGCGGAATCGGTACGGAACAAGACGTAGCCGTTTTGCAGCTTAGAGGTAAGGCGTGGTCAGCGAATGAACTGGCTTCCGCTATAGCCGGCGATAGCGCAATTGATGCAATCGCATCCATGTTAGCGGAATGGTGGGTTCGTGAAGAGCAAAAGATATTGATCAGCACTTTGACCGGCGTGTTTGCAAGCACAACTATGGCGGCAGAACATGTTCTTGATAAAAGCACTGAAAAAATAAGCGCCGATAACACATTAGATGCCAAGCAGCTTTTGGGTGATGCCGCTGATCAGCTGGCCGCATTCGTCATGCACAGCGCAGTTTATACGGAATTGCAAAAACAAAATTTAATTGATTATATTCCTAATGCACGTGGGGAAATCGTTGTTCCCACATATCTAGGATATAGAACCATAACTGACGACACCGTTCCTCATACCGGAAATGTGTATGATACATATCTTCTTGCTAATGGAATAATCGCACGAGGTGATGGAACGCCGGTTGACTTGACTCCAGTCGAAACGGACAGAGATGCTCTTTTAGGAGATGATTTCTTAATCAACCGCAGGGCGTTCGTATTGCATATGCTTGGTGTCGCATGGACTGGGGCGAATATGACTGGAACAGCCCCAAACAACACAGAACTAAAAGATGGAGCCAATTGGAACAGAGTTTATTCAAGAAAAAATATTGGTGCTATATTATTACGCCATACTGTTTAATGCTTTAATTTATTGATTTTATGCATGGATTATAGTATAATTATTATATGGGATAGCTCGACGGAGCGAAAGTAGATTAAACCCTAATCTATTTCCCATAAATAACTAATAGGGTAAATGCGAAAGGGTGGTATTATTTTTATGCTTAAGATTAATAGAATTGGCGAAACCAGAAAAATGAATTGTGGATTGGATGCCACTATTATTGGTTATCGAAAGTATAGCGATATTGATGTTAAATTCGAAAATAATCATGTAGTCTGCCATAGGCAATATGTTGATTTTGAAAAAGGCGAGATTAAATGCCCTATGATTATCAACTACCACGGAGATTATGCCGAAGTAATAAATCCAAATACCAAAAAACATACGAAATTTTTAATAGATATTGATGATATATATTTAATAAAAGATAAATGGTGCAATATTGATGGTGGCGGATATGTAGCCTTTGGTGAAAGTAAAACAAAAAAAATAAAATTGCACCGAGTAATAATGAATGCGCCTGATGATGTGGAAGTTGACCATAGAGATGGCAACAAGCTGGATATTCGCAAGAAAAATTTGAGAATTTGCTGCATTGCAGAAAATAGTAAAAATTTAAGTAAGCGAAGTGATAATACATCTGGTTATAAAGGTGTGAGTTGGAATAAGAATGGAAAAAAGTGGAAATCTTCATTAAATTCAAATGGAAAAGTAATTTATTTAGGTTTATTTAACACTAAAGAAGAAGCTGCCAAAGCATATAACGAAGCAGCGATTAAACATCATGGTGAATTTGCAAGATTAAATATTATCAACGAATAAACAGATACACTTAAAGGCATTATCATGGGTGTCTTTTATTATATTAAAAATAGGAGGTATTATCATGAGTTTAACAGCTTTCAATAGACGCAGACGACTGACACAAGAACAAGAAGCGGCTAAAAAAGAAGGTGAAGCAATGGAGCGGCAGGAAACTACCGCTCCAGAAGTTTTTGAACCAAAATCAATACGCAGACCAAAGAAAATGCAAAAAGAAGAATCAACGGAGGAATAAATGTCAGAACCCATAATGGAATTCAAGACACAAGAACAATTGGACGCTTGTCTGGCTGAATGGCGGGAGCGTCTTTTTCTTTCGGACTGGATTATAAGAGCAAGAATTGTAAATTTCCATGAAATGACATTGCGTGATTGCAGCGGAGAAAGTGAATATCAACCTACGGTCAAGTGCTGCATGATCAG